AGGAGAAGAACCAATGACAGTTCTCGATAGAGAGGCTAAATTATCTGGGGTTGGAGCAAATGCAGTATGGGCTGGCCCATTTGACACCACCTCATTCCCAAAAGGCAAAGGCTCTAGTTCAGGCAAAAATGGCATTGTATTCAATAATGTTAAGCCAGTTTGTGATCCAAGAGCAATTACACAACGAGCTAAAGGCAAATATTAAGATTACCAAATATAAACTAAAACTAAAACTTAAAACTAAAAACAATGTTCAAATTTATCTCAATTGCTACTACAGTTAGTGGCGCGCAACCAATTCTTTTTAATGTAGCGGATATTACAGCAGTATCTTATCTTACTGCAACTACTTTCGCTATTTATACGGGGCCTATAAGTTACACATTTACAACAAGTGCTGCTGGCGCATCTAGTACTGTTGCCGCTGTAAATGCTGCTATTTTTGCTCAAGGACCATTATTGTCTCCTGTAGCAATTCCAACAGGGGTTACTATTGCTAATTTGCCTGTTATTGTTCCTATAGCCCCAGCAGCATAATATTAATTTAAATTCCCTATAGATATACTTTTATAGGGAATTTAATAATATTCATTATTTATATGTCTTTTAAAATGAAAGGGTTTCCATATAATGTGGATAATACTCCTGTATATAGTACCGATATGGACGGCAATATTTTAGGTATGGCGCAATCTAATGGAACTATATTAGTGAATAAAAATATATCTCCTTTAGAATTAAAAAAGAATAAAACTATATCACACGAGAAAGTACATATAGATCAAATGAAACGTGGAGATTTGGATTACAATGATTCTCACGTTATTTGGAAAGGTAAAAAGTATCCACGTTCTAAAATGAAAGAAGGGGCTAAAAATCTGCCTTGGGAAAAGGAAGCTTATAAAAAGCAATAAATACGCGTAATAATAATAATATATAACTTTAATTTAATATATTATGAAAAAAGTAATCTGTATTATCGTATTTTTAGTTTTTAATTCTTATGTTCAAGCTCAAAAACTTACTAAAGATTTTCTGGTTGGAACCTGGGCTTCCGATACCGACCAAATAGATTTTTCTATTGTAAACAAGAATGAACTTAATGTTGTATCATTCTCTTATTTAACTGGGAATTACTTTAAAATATTAGGTTATCAATTTGATAAAAATAATTTCTATTTAAATACATTGCACGAGCCTAATGACTGGGAAGCTTTAGGTAAATTCATAGTTGTAGATCAAGATACAATGGTTGCTGATTATGTTAGTGACGCTCCCGGAAAAGTAATTTATAAAAGACTAATAAATAAAAAATAAAGAAAATGGCATATAAACAAAACCCAGGCAGAGGTAATAGTTCAAAAACAGGAAATGGATTACCTAGTCCATTAAGACAAGACAATGGCATTGAACTTACCGAAAGATACACAAAAGGTGTAAAAACTTTAAAAAAGAAAAGAGAAGAAGGTAAGACCGATACAGGTTTGAATATTAATAAAACAACCGGATTTGCTACAGCTAAACCTTACGAAAAAAGTTTTGTTACAAACAAAGCAACAAAAGGGGCTAGTATTATGGGTGGTGATAATAAAACTATGGCTACTGCATCATCTTATGGGCAAGGTAGAGAAGTTGAAAATTTGCGTAAAAAATTTGTAAGCGATAGTACCTCTACTATGAACAGAAGAAACAGAAGTGCTGAATTATACAATGCTACAAGTGGTGGTACAAAACCTGAAAATTTAAGCTCTGGACAAGTTTCTTCTTTGGTAAAACTTAATAAAGCTAAGAGAAATAGCTAAAATGAAAAATCTATCTCTAAAAGGTTATAAAAAAAATAGTCCTGATAAAGATAGACCTTATAATGTAATACCTAGCGGGGAAATCACTATGAAAAATGTGGAGTTTCCCGTTTTAGGTATAGATAATAAAGGTAATTCAAAAGTAATGCGGCCAGGTAAAGATTATAGTTATCCAGGTGATACTGTATTAGAAATACCTATGAAGAAATCAACAATATATAATAGAATATTTAAAAAATAAATTATGGGACAATATGGTAATCAACCAGATTTTGGAACAATAGTGGCAGTATTGGAGGATATAGGCCTTAACGTTGTTTTTCCTCCTTCAGCAATATATGTGGGAGAGACTACTAATAATAACGGCGCCACGTTGGAAGTGCAACCTGTTGGTAATGAACCTGGTGATACTGTGATTATATCAGGAATATCCAATGGTACTTTTTTACCAATTGTAGTTACAGAAATAATTGATAAAACTGGTATAGATCTTAATAATGTATTACTTTATAGATAATTAAAATAAACAAATAATTAAATCAAATGGAAAACACAAACAAAATTACAAAAGAACAATTAGAAATTATTGTTAATCAACAAAAAGAGATGAATACCTTATTATCTAATATAGGGTTATTAGAATCTCAAAAGCATGGGTTCTTACACCAAATTGCAGAAGTAAATAAAAGAGTAGAAGAATTCAAATCAGAACTACAAGCAGAATACGGAGATATTAATATTAATGTTGAAGATGGTTCTTATACTTATATAGATAACCGCGAAGAGGTTAAATTAGAAAAAGTTGAATAATGAGTTCTGTTATTAGAAAAATTAGTATAGGAGCAGACTATAAGAACGAGGCAATGCATTATTCCGTAGGCCAAAACGTTTACGGAGGACATGCAATATGTAATATTATATTTGACGATAAAGATACATCGTATAATATTTATATTAAAAAAGAAGACGAAGTTATGCCGTGGAAGAAATTTAATTCTAATATGGCTATCTCTGTTGAATATGATCTAGAATACTAATGACAAGTATATTTAGTTTTATTGTAAAACCGGTAGGCGAAAGATACAACAATAAAGTTAAAGTTGCGGATAAAGAATTAATAGTTAATACTAAAATTGAAAGTTTTAAATCCGTAAATAATGTAGCAGAAGTTGTTGCGTTGCCTTTGGCTTATTCAACTGATATTAAAGTTGGAGATATAGTTGTAATTCACCATAATGTTTTTAGAGTATTTTACGATATAAGAGGTAATAAAAAAAATAGTAGATCATATTTTATGGACGATTTATATTTTTGTGACCTTGATCAAATATATTTATATAAAAATATAGGTAAATGGAAAGCATTTGGAGACAGATGCTTTGTTAAACCAATTAAAAATAAAGACTATTTAAACGTAGATAAAGAGCAAAAGCTTATTGGTATATTAAAATATGGAAATAGTTCTTTAGAAGCGCTTAAAATAAATGAGGGAGACCTTGTTGGATATACTCCTTATGGAGAATTTGACTTTGTTATTGATGGACAAAGACTTTATTGTATGAAATCTAATGATATTGTAATTAAATATGAATATAAAGGAAACGAAACTAGCTATAATCCATTCTGGGCACAAAGCAGTTCTTGAATTAATTAAAGTTGCAGAGGAAGCTATTTTAGATAATGGTGATGATGATTTATCAGCAGACAAATTAAAGAATGCTGCTGCAACAAAAAAGTTGGCCATATTTGATGCTTTTGAAATCTTAAGTAGAATACAGGATGAAACCCGTATGCTAGAAGAAGAAGAAAAAGATCCTACAATAAAAACTTTTAAAGGTTTTGCAGAAGGGAGATCCAAATAATGTACGAGCAAACACTTTATAAAATACTACCTGACTATATTAAACAATCGGTAATCAAGCAACAAAACCGATATAATAAATGGAAATATGGTTATAATAAAGAACACGATGTAATTATTATAAGCAAAACAGGTAAGATTGGAGAAATATACGAGATACAGAACTTAAGGATCGCTTTACCGTTAATTGATGAATCATTTAAAAGAGCGCCAAAGAAAGAAGAACAGTATTGGGAACAATTAAAAATACCAAAAGAACTTGAAAAAATAAAAAGTGTATTTGATTGGAATAAATATCCAGACACTTTTAAGGAAAGATGGTATGATTATGTTGATCATGAATTTAAACGTAGAGAAGAAGGTTTCTCATTTTATAATAATGGAATACCAACATACGTAACAGGTACGCACTATATGTACTTGCAATGGAGCAAGATAGATGTTGGTGCTCCTGATTTTAGAGAATCAAATAGATTATTTTTTATATTTTGGGAAGCTTGTAAAGCAGATCCAAGATGTTATGGAATGTGTTATTTAAAGAATAGACGTTCCGGGTTTTCTTTTATGTCGTCTGCCGAGTTAGTTAACCAAGCTACTATATCAAGTGATTCAAGGTTTGGTATCTTATCAAAAGCTGG